TGTTTCTAGCCAATCTTTTCGTGAATTAAGGTCATTAGTAAAATCTTCAAGTAAATCAGAAGCTAGCTGAGCCATGTACTGTTCATCTAAATCTTCAGCTAAGTTTTTATTAAATTCATCATCTTCCATAGCATCAGGATCAATAACAATCTCAGCATCACCGATACCAATCGTAACTTTTTCTGGATCTTCTATTTCAATCTCAATAGCTTCTTCTGACTCAGCCATCTCTTCAACTCCTACTGGAGCTGCGTATAGTCCTTTATCTATATCTGCCATTATTTTTCCTTATATTACAATGCATAATGTCTTTTGTGATTACGACCTCTAAACATCTGTATATCATCTTCTTCGTCACTTGGCAAGCGAATAAATCCACCCTGCCTAAACCTAGCAAGTGCTAAAGTTGTTGCGTCCACCAAGTCATCGTTAGCCCCGGACGGAAAATCATTACATTCTTCAATAACCTCACGTGCCCATCGTCTATCTGGAGCCCAAACTATACCAGAACTAAACAAATCAGAAACAGAGTTAACACGACTAATCTTGTCTTGCCCCTTTCCTGGGGTAAACTCTCCTACGGGTATACCCATTCTTCTAAATTCTTGGTAAAGTGCAGCACCATTAGATTTTTTCTCTACAATAAAAGCATCAGGTTCTTGTTCTTTGTATTCTTCTATACAAAGTTCTTTTAACTCTGGAAACTCTAGCCGTTCTTTTATTGCATTTAACAGTATTATATTATAATTATTAGTTTCTTCGTTAAAAAAGACACCCCATGTCGTTAATGCGTTGTAATCGGCTCTATTATTAGCTTCTTGTGCAGCATCAAGTGTCATTATTATAAATTCACAAGCTGGTGGCTCTTCTTCTTCCCATATTTCCCACCATTCTCGTTTAATTAACGCACCTTCTTCAGATGTTGGGTTTTGTAAGTATTGAGCGTTCCAATATCTTACATCCAAAGCTGCTCGTCTAGCCTGTAATTCTTCTATAGGCCAAAACTCTGGCCAAAGTGGTGTTTCTTCTCCACGTTTATCTTCTAAAATTGCGGGAAACTCTACTATTTCCCAATCATCTACCTCATCATTCTTTACCATTTGGTTAACTATCTGTCCTGTCAGGTCTAATTTAGACCATCGAGTCATAACCACAATAATAGCGCCCCCAGGCATAAGCCTTTGCAAAGGTCCAGACTGAAACCACTCCCAAGCAGGAAGAAAAACATCTCCTTTACCCAGCTTTGCGTCTTGTTCTGAGTGAGGATCATCAATTATAAAGAGGTCTGCACCCCTACCAGCAAGAGCCCCGCCGACACCAATAGCAAAATACTCACCATTAAAATTAGTACCCCAACGAGAAGCCGATTTAGAATCCGCTTGTAGACTGATGTCAGGGAAGATGTCCTTATACGGGTCTGAACCCACAAGATTTCGGACTCGACGACCAAAATTAACCGCAAGGTCAGCAGTGTGAGATGCCATGATAACTTTTTTAGCAGGATGATTGCCCAAATACCAGGCTGGCGCCAGATAGGAAATAAGCTCCGACTTTCCATGTCGAGGGGCAATGTTAACGATAACTCTTTTGCGTTTGCCCTGAGCGATTTCTTCAAAGAGTTTAGCGAGCTTGGCATGATGTGCTCCTACTTTGTAGTCTGGATATACGTGTTTTATAAAATCTAAAAATTTTGACTTCCCCTTCTTCTGTGTTAATTCTTTTTGATATTGTTTTAAAAGTGTTAGGCTTTTTTGTCTGTCTCTTTCAGACATATCGGGTAAAGATTTTTGCAGTAACTCTAAGTCGTCATGACTAATCATTGTCTACAATCTCGTGTTCACCTTCAATTAAAGTACCTTTTAACTGTTCTATAGTTTCTTTTAACTCTTTCTCTAACTCTTCGCCAGATTTATTAATGTGCGTAATCTCTGTTTTTCTTTTAAACGCGTCTACACCATCAATCTCTCCTATGGCACGTAATGCAGCTATTTTATCTCTATCATTTTTAGCCCCCGCCACTAGCTGTACAAAATTGTTTACTACAAAAAGTTTAAGGTCCGCAAGTTCTTCTACGATCATACAATTAGTCTGACCTACTAGCCCCGCTAAAAATGCCATAGTTTCGTTTGGATACTCAGCAAACTCTGGTTTAAGTTTTTTGTTAGTCATCATTTCACGGGCTATGTCTTTTGCCTGTTCTTGATGTTCTTTACTCGGAGTAATATCTTCTCCATTAATATCTGCTACTGTTTTAATAGTATTAGATCTTACTTCTAGTTCCTGTTCAGGAGTCATAGAGGGTAATGCTTTTTTAGTATGCGTTGGATATGGTACGTCGCTATCAACTGCGGGCATCACTACAGCCGGCTCAAATAAATCATCTGGCGACGCAGTAGATACTGTGGGTATTTTTAATTTACTCATTGTGTTCGCTGTTACACCTTAATTAATTTTGCAGCTGTATGGCCGCAGTATAACTAATAAACTAATCCAAGGCAATAACCAAACAATATTAATAAGAACACTACGTATATAGATATATTTTCCATACCCGTATTCTAGCGAGATTCCTTTGTTCATGTGGTAGTGAGTCTCATTCAAGTTTTTGAGAATTTTTTGCAAAATATTTTTTTGATCTACGTTTTGTTTAGGTACCCGGGGGTATATGTAAAGTAGGGGGGTACCCCTTGCTATATTTCAATTTTATTTTGATTATTTGAGTATATTTAAATGTATAGCAGACATAGGACTACACAAAAAAAATGATGTGGTGGGTAGGGGGTAGGGTAAAAATAACTAAGATAATACTTGACATATTCTCAGATTTTGGTATTCTAAATGGGTAGTACATTTTTAACAACACGGAGAAAGACATGGAAAAAGCAACAGTACTAGATAGACCAGACCAGATAGAAGCTTACAGAATGGCAGTCTTTAAGCAAGGCATCAAAGCTTTATTGATCGGCATGAAAATAAACAGTGGCTACACTTCGACTGCTTGCAGGAATTATGTAGCAGGTTTAACTGGCAGGAGATATTCTGCAGGAAAGAAGGGACTTCAGTTAGCACTCAATGACCTTCAAGAATTAATAAATAATTATAACTAACGGAGGCGAGGGGGGAAACCCCCCCGTTTTATATTATGGGAATATTTAAAAACTTTCTAACATACAACGAAGACGAATCAAAACAAGTATTAAAACTAATGTATCATCAAGACGGCGGACATGGTTGGATAGAAGTACCAAAGTTTATTGCTACATGGTTAGAGTTAAACGGGAAGATTAGCAATTACTCATATGAAGATAATGAGTCATACTTTCTAGAAGAAGATTGCGACGCGGGAGTATTATTTAATTCAATACCTGACGGAGTAACTCTTGAATGTGAAAACATTTATTATGATGGTATGTGCTACATTAGAGATTTGCCTCGTGTGCATTCTTAGTCACTTCCGTGGGGGGGTCAAGTGTAAAAGCTTGGCCCTTTTTTTTCACCCTTTTTTTGAGAGGGGGGTCACAGGTATCAAAGGGCTTAAGGCGGCTGCTAAAAAATGTACGTTAAATATTTAACAAACAAATCAGATCCAACACGCAGAAGACAAACAGATCCGAAAAGTTTTTCCCCAAAAAACTACCGATCAGGAAATTCGCGATCCACTTTTCATTTTCACACCCCAGGATTCTTTAGATCCAACAGATCATCTGTGGCCTCAGTCAGGTAACTGGTATCTAAGGGCTTATGTCAACAACTCAAATTAAACTTGATTTATTATTAGATTTGCGAGATAATAAGAAGGTAATATATTTTTAATAACACGGAGAAAATTATGAACGACAGAGAAATGAAAAAACTTATGGACGACGTTTCAAGTGATATACATGATCTACATCGAAAACTTTTAGACGAGTCAGTCAAAGAATACGATTTCGCAAAGCGTTGTGAAATAGACGAAGACCACGCAAAGGATCTTGCGTACAAGGTGACGGCCACATGGTCACGGTGGCACAAACTTCGTGAACTTCATCGCGAGTTGGAAAAGAAGTTAGAGAAGGAGGGGTGATCCCCCTTCTTTTTTTTGGGGGGTCACTGGTATCAAAGGGCTTAGAGCGAGACACGGAAAACAAAAAACTTGTAATATATGTCAAGTTTGATATAATAAAGATTCATTAATTAGAGAGGTATTAATATGAAAAACAAAATAGAACCACAATATAACACTAACCGAAAACTATCAGACGAAGACCTAAACAAGTTGGACGAAATGATAGACAATCCCGAACGTTTCGATTTTAACGATTCGGAAACTTTAGATTTATTAGACGCTTTAATTTAAAAGGAATAATTTTATGCATTCATACCCAATATGGAATAAAATCCAAGCTTGTATTTACAAAGGTGCGAAGTCTTACGGAATTAAAGAAGACGGACAAAACGAAATATTAATCGGAACGAGTGCGAGCAATTCGCATAGCTTTGTTAAAACCAGAGTGACTCACAAAAAGCATGACGACGGAACGAGAACCTATCATTTTTATTTAGACGACGTACTAATTAAGAAAGCTACATTAAAAGGAAAGGATCTAGACATCGAAGTAATCAACTAGCGCTAAGTATTAAATTCTAAGGGGAGCGAAAGCTCCTCTTTTTTTTTTTTGGGGGGAACAGGTATCAAAGGGCTTAGGGTGTCTGCTAGTTTACATGTTCCGAGTCTGTTCCACTTTCTGTTCCAACTTTAAAAATCTAAGTGTTTGATTTTACTAAAATGTTCCAATGTTCCACCTATTTTGAACAGGGGGTAAGGATTTCAGAATCCAAGAGGTCAAGCCTCCCCTTTTTGCGATGTAAAAACTTTAGCCCCAAGGAACTCGCTATATATAAGAGGTGGAACATTGGAACTGCACAATAAATGTGCATATATATAATATAATAATATCTTAATAATAATAGTAGTATCAGGGGTTTATCCCCCACTTACCCACAATTCTATCCACAACTCTTGTGTAACTTTACAATTGGAACAGACCTAAAATGTGGAACAGAAGGTGGAACAACGTAAACCCTTGATTTTAAACGAATGTTCCACTTCTTGTTCCAACTATGTAAATAACTCAAATAGTACTTGACTTATCTTAAATACTCACGTAATGTAATACATACAGTAACACTTTATTTATTAATTAGCACGGAGATACATTATGACTAAGAAAGAAATACTTGAAGTTACAGAAAATATTCAGAAACTACGAAAACCTAGAACTTATAGAGTCGGCATAGCCCTTTGGAATGAACATGAAATTGAGGCTTTTTCTGAAGACGAGGCTCTTAAGATAGCAGAAGAAATTGAAGTTATCAATAATTTAGTTAACGATATAGATAATCAAGATGAGGACTCTATACCATTTTAAATAAAGGAATAATTATGAGTGAATCAAGTGAAGAGTTAAAAAGAATTGTTGATCCAATTAAAAAGATTGCAGATTCAATTTCCGAGATCTTAGAATTAGTAAAAAAAGATTTGGAAAGACAGAAACAATATTTAGAAAAAGAGAAATCTTAATCTAAAAGAT